TTATTCCGTTGTTTTTGTGGTATTTGTGGCAAAATTTGTGGTATTTTCGTCTGTTTTTAATGTGAAAAAAGCATCTACTTTAGACTGATTATGTTGACGTAAATTAGAACTTAGGTGGCTATAATATTTTAATGTTGTATTAATATCATCATGACCAAGTCTATCAGCTACATAAATGATATCCATGCCTGCCTCAACGCATAGTCCTGTGTGAGTGTGTCGTAACTTATGCAATGTCACTGGTTCAGAATTAATTGTACTGCATATCTTTTTCAAAGCTTTATTACATGATGCGTTATCCACTGGTTTATTGTGATAGGTAATGAATAATAACATCTGTGGATTTTTTATACTATATTCTTTTATATAAGCACTATGCCATGTGAGATAAGACTGTAAATATTGAACAGTAGAGTTATCAATATAAATCACACGTGATTTTTTTGTCTTGGTATCAATGAATGTATTAGTGTACTTATAATCCCACGCTTTATTGACTGTTATAGAACGTTTAGCGAAATTAATATCTTTCTTTGTTAGTGCAATAATTTCTTCGAACCTCATACCTGTCTGTACTGCTAAAAAGATAACTGCTCGTGATATAGAATGAAATTTTGCAAGTTCTTCTAATAATAAATGAACTTTGTCCGTTTCCATAAATTGTGCTTTTGTTTTTGCCACATCATGTCCGCTTATATGAGCGCCTATGGCTGGGTTTTTCTTCATGTAGCCTAAATGGACAGCTTTATTAAAAATCGCTCTAATTTTGCGGTGCCGGGTGTCTACAGTGGATATTGCATAGTCTACAGATAAATGATTAATAAATTGTTGATACTGCACAGCATCAATCGAATTAAGTTTAATTTTTTCATCGAAATAATCAACGAACTGATTATAAGCAAAATCATATAAATTAATTGTAGATTGACTGCTTTTTCCATCTTTAAAAGTTTTCATGAATAGTGTATAAAAATCTTTGAAGTTCCATTCTTTTAACGAACTACTATCATGCTGAACTTGTTTTAAGAGTTTAGATGCTTTATACATTAAGTTTGTTTCACTTGTATCTGTCAAACGCTTTTCTTTCCATTCACCGTCGACTTTTATGCGCAAACGAACGGCGTATTTTCCGTTTGTTAATTTTTTTATCTTCATTAATACCACCACCTGTTTATTTTTGGAACATATGTTCTTTTGAAGGGTATAGCAAATTATGGTAAAATGAATTTGCATACTCTATGTGTGTATTTAGAAACGCTTGTCTCTGTGCGGGGAGGGCGTTTTTTTTTGTTATTTTTAATTAATTATGTTCTCCGGTCCATGTCCATGATGAATCATATAAATGAATTTCATATGGTCCATCATTTTTCACATCAAAAAATACATTTCCGGTATAAGTTTTTCCAGGTGCAACTTCTTCTACAATAAAATCTTTAGAAGAAACTTCTCCTTTTTCATCGTTTCCATCATATATTGAGAATTCTGCCGCATTAGCAGTATAAGATTCTGTTCCAGTATTTTTAAATTCAACTATGGCTTTAATAAAATAATTACCGGTGCTTTCATCTTCAGCTGTAGGAGTGACCTTTTGTACCTCTTTTATTTTCACATCCACAGAGGTTCCATCGTCTTCATTACTAAATGATTCTACATCTCCTATGCTTAAAGACTCTGTTTCATCTGTATTCAAAGATTCATCATTGTAGTTATCTTCGCTATCATCTGAATATGAATCTTCTTGAGAAACAGAATCATTAGTTGTGTTTTTAGATACGCCTTCCTTAACAGCATTAAAACCACCAACTGCTAAAACAATAGTAAAGATTATCCCTAATATCACTGATGATATTGTAGTAATTAACCCAGCCTTTCTTGTTCTTTTAATACATAAAAGAACGATTCCCGTTACTAGTCCAAAAAAGCCTAGCACTAACATAAGCACTGATAAACCAATCATTTCATTTCTCTCCCTTTATTATTTTTTATATAAACACAATAGTGTAAATACCTAACAAGCAATAATTTGAATGCTACTTCTAAAAATAATTACATAGCCATTACATTCAACTGTATTTCCGTATTTGTTCTTATAGTATTCAATAGAATGTTTTAAAAAATCTTCTGTCACTTCTAAAAAATCTGCAACTTCATAGTATTCTGTGTAACCTTCATAATAAGAATCAATTATTTTTCGCAAAGGTACTAGTGATTCATAACCCCAATTCCTGGCAAGTTTTTCTTGTTTTCTATCATTAACTGTTTTCTGTTTGATAATATTGCCAACGGTTAAATGATGATGACCAACTTCCTCTGCCAATGTGCAACGCATTTCAACATCACTCTGGTTCGGATTTACAAAAATATGTTTATTGTAATACAGCCCCTTGTGAGTATTTTTCATTTTTGTATCTTCTATGATAGTTAGTTCAGGATATTGCTCTCTGTATTTATCTAACCACATACTGCCATCTCTTTTCCTATTTGTATTTTTGTTGAATGAAATCAATATATTCAAGAATTTTTTTCATATCCTCTTCGGTTGCCGCGGGATCAATGTGCGCCGCCAAAGTTGCTGCTTCCGGCGGGATGTCGGAGTCAATGATTGGGTTGTCAGTTCTACCGAGCAAATAGTCCGTAGAAACGTTGAAATAATCGGCAACCGCTTTTAATTTATCCACCCCAGGTGTTTTCACTTTCCAAGAGTAAATTGCATTTTCTCCCATATTTAACTTTATAGCAAGTTCTTTGAGCGATATTTTATTTTTCTCAGCCAATTTTTTAACCCGTTCAAACGTTGTCATACCAATATTTCCTCCACCAACACTCATGGGAGTATTAAAAAGAATAATAAAAAGCTTGACTATTATTCTAAAGAATACTATACTATATCCATAAGCTAATTATTTAGCTAAACAAGTCAACAAATAGCCCCATAAAAACTCGTTCCCCAACGATTAATGGCTTTTGATAAAGCTTATTTAGCTATGTGTATATAGTACTCTATAGAATTATTTTTGTCAACAATATGCTAAATAATTAGCTAATAAGATAGAAAGGAGTGATGGGGAGGTGATGGACAAATGGAAGAAAATAACGAACAAACAATTTCCAAAATAATGGGAATTCTTATCAAAAGTGAGTTGAATGCATATGAAGTTATTGAACTACTAAGTAACGTGCAAAGCACATATCTGAAGAGAAGTTGGCACATCTCTATAAATAAAAAAGCGGACTAACAATCTGTCCGCCAATACGACAATCAATCATACATGTCTATTATTGTGATGATATTTGAGGTTTTTAAAAACAATGGTGTGTTGTGTTTAAAATCTCCATTTTGAAAAGTATAATCATGGTTTCTATATTTTAATTCATCATTACAATCGTGTCGTTTGATGCTTAAATATTTATATTCATTTAAATAATTCAACAAATCATAATAATAGTTTTCTCGCCAACTGTATCCACTGTGCTCAACTTCTACATTTGGAATGGAAGTATACATTGAAATAATGTCAAAACCATCTATTACTATACTTGTTCCATCCGCAATGCAGATTTTTAATATCATATCCATTTTATCACCTCGCTTTCACGATAAATTATAACACGTGAAAAACTAAACAAGAAAGGATAACAATAATGACTTTAAACGATAAAATCATATTTTACTTAATGGAAAACCCTAAAGCAACCAATTCAGATATCGCTAATTTCTGTGAAATACAAGAGAATCATGCAAAAGTAACCATTTCAAAATTGAAATCACGAGGGGATATTGAGGTTTCGGGACAAGGAGATAAACGTACTATCACCGTACTAAAAGAACCTGCTGTCAAATTGAACAAGAAAGAGCGGTACAATCGTCAATTGGACTTCTTAGAAGAGATTATGTTTTCCGATGTGGACCCAAAATATAGACTGGAAGCCTCAGCGCAGCATATAAGATTATTAAACAAATTATAGAAAGGAGTGATGGAGAGGTGAACAAAAGATATTTAAAAAGAAAAAAAAACAACATTCAACAAATTGAAGTCGGTCTTTACAAAAATTATGAAATTAAAGCTAAGTATGGAGCACCGGAAATTGACCTAGGCAAAGTTAAAAGAATTGTCATAGTCTTCTAAAATAATTTAACGCCTCATCTAAAGCCTCTTGGAAGCCAGGAGTACCAATATTAGAAAAATAATCCCTGATTTCATCTTCGCTTTTGCTTTCTGTTGGGAAATTACCATCTAGTTGAACATCATGAGCTAGATCGCCTAAAGGACTATTTTCGCTAAGGTAATAAGTTATTAAAAAATCATAAAAAGTCATCTGCAATCACCTTCAATCAAAAATAATTATATCACGTGAAAACCAAAACAAGAAAGGAGCAAAAACATGTCAGTAGAACATCAGCGTTTTGCGGTTGCAGTATACGCAAAACTAAAAGCAATAAATATGAAACAATCTGATTTAGCGAAGACATTGAATATTAGCAATCCGTATTTGTCAGATATTATAAACGGCAAGCGCGAAGCGTCGAAAGTTAGAAAAAACATCATTGAAATTTTAGAATTGGAAATTCACGAAAGGAGCGAATGAAATGGGTCGTCCTGTAAAGAACAAACATAGAGCTATAAATTTCTTGTATGGTGTTTGGACATTAGAAGAATTCGCACAAGCTAGTCCAAGAACTTACGGTTGGTGGTTAGATAACATAAAAGACTTTCCAGAGCTTGCAGAATTTAGCAATTGGGCTACGAAAAATCAACGTGAAGCGTGGGCATTTGATGCAGTAAAAGCGAATGATTGGCTGATTAAAAAATTTGTATATAAGGAGGTCTGAAAATGATTGATGAAGTCGAACTATTACTTGCCAAAATACGAAAATATGACCCAAATTTTTGTCCTAAATCAACGGGTAAATATTTACTCACAGAGCTTCAATCTCGGCATTTAGACCACGAAATAAAACACAAGAAGAGACCAAAGTACAAGCATAGATTTGCGAATTCGATTGAGCGGCATTGGTAAAAGAAAAACCCACAGCTATAAATAGTAAGTTAGAGCTTACTAAAACTGTGAGTTACGAAATAATATTTGTATTAATTATAGCACAGATGTGGAGATAAGAGAATGAAAAAATTTTTAAATGAACATGAAAGTAAGCTACTAGTATTTCTGTTTTGTTTCCAAGTCGGAGCATTATTATCAGTCACATATATTGTAGCAGAGTGGATTAAAATATTCTTGAAATGAGGTTTTTAAATGAAGTTATTACGATTTTTTGGGCTAATAAGTATTGATGAAAACGGAAATGAATATATTGAAAAATCAGATAGATACACATTGGTTTGTTTAGCTTTGACTGTGTTGATCGCACTTGTTGTAGGAATCGGTGGATTGATATTAAATGGCTGAATTAATAATGATTGTTGCTTTGATACTTCTATTAATGCTGCTTGCAAGGAATGATAGAGAATGAATGTAGAAAATCCGCTGATAGTTGATGATTACTGGGATGATGGATTTCGACACTGAGGAATGAGGCGAAGGCATGACACTAACAACAGAAACAATTAATAATTTAATCGGAATAAAAGAATCATATCAAGCGTCAGATGCGCTAATGAAAATTTTGTTTGATAGAGAAAAACGAGAAGAGATATTTAAGCAGTTTTTACAACATGATACGCATTTAGAAAAAGACTGGTTTCATGTTTATTTTGAAGAAGAGCATGCGAATAAAAAGAAATATGCACAAGATTTTACACCAACGGCAATAAGTAATGTTGCCTCACAACTGGTACGAGGATTAACAGACAGTCAGGGCGGAACAAGATTAGATGTTGCTGCCGGAACAGGTAGTTTAACAATTTGCAAATGGTATGAAGATTGCCTAAAATATTCGCCGTTTGATTATCTACCATCTATGTATTTGTATCAATGTGAAGAATTATCAGATCGTGCGTTACCTTTCCTTCTTTTCAATTTATTAATTAGAGGAATGAACGCAACAGTTATTCACGGGGATGCGCTAACAAGAGAAGCGAAACAAGTGTATTTCATTCAAAACGATAAAGACGATTTATTAAATTTTAGTTCTTTCAACATCATGCCACACAGTGAAACCGTAGAGAAGGAATTTAATATTCATAAATGGCTAGAACCAGTTATCGAACATATAGAAAGCCCTCTTTCAGTAGCTGATAGATATTTAAATGAGTTAGAAATAGAGGACGAAGAAGCATCACAATTGAAACTTTTTTAGGAGGGAGAACATGACTAAGAAGCAAAAAGAAATACTATTTTGTGACTACTTTGAAGAGTGGGTCGAAGTGTATAAAGTTGGAGCAATTGCAAAAATAACACTAGCTAAATACTATAATGCAGCAAAACAACTTCGAGATTTATGCCCAAAACTTTTTATCTCAGATTTTGACAGACGAGAATATCAACGAATTATTAATGTTTATGCTGAAACACATGAGAAACAGACCGTAAAAGACTTTCATCATCATGTAAAAGCGTGCATTAAAGATTTGTTTCACGATGGATTAATAGATAAAGACCCGACTTATAGAGTTGTTATAAAAGGAGCAGAACCGACAAGAGCGAAAAAGCGGAAATTCTTACAGAAAGAGGAGTTATCGAAGTTATTACAATCACTCGATACGAGCCAAATTGGCTTCGGATGGTTCGTAATGCTCGTAGCTAAGACCGGGATGCGCTATGCCGAAGCTTTAGCCATTACTCCTGCTGATTTTGACTGGACAGCACAGACTATATCTATCAACAAGACATGGGATTACAAATATAACAAGGGATTTGCTAAAACAAAAACATTGTCGTCAGAAAGGACCATCAAAATAGACTGGCAGATTGTCGGACAGTTCAAACCGCTTATAAAAGATTTACCAGAAAACGAACCCATTTTCGTTGAAAAATTTGAAGACGGCACTTACAAACGTCAATTCAATTCAACCATCAACAATTTTTTAGCTGCTAAATGCAAAGAGGCAGGCATTACACAGATTAGTTTTCACGCATTACGGCATACGCATGCAAGCGTGTTGCTTGCTGAAGGTGTTTCGATTCATACGATTTCAGCACGATTAGGACATGCTGACGTAGGTGTCACACAAGAAACCTATGCGCATGTGTTAGACGAATTACAAAAGAAAGATGATCAAAAAATGTTATCTGTTTTGATGCAGATTGCTTAGCGAGGTGATTAGATGCGAAAAAATTGGACGGATGAGGAAATTAGAGTCTTGCAGAATAATTACGAATACGTAGACACTGAAATAATAGCTAATTTTTTAAATCGCTCTTATCATTCAATAAAAAACAAAGCGGCGCGACTTGGAATCAGTAAAAACTCGGAGTGGACAGAAGATGAGGATATTTATTTAGAGTATTTTGTTTATGAAAACGACGACAATATTAGCAAAGCTGCCGAATTTTTAGGACGTACAAAAGATGCAGTTATAAACAGACTAGTGAAGTTAAGAAAAAGAGATTCTTCAGTTTCTTTTATTAGGCGTCCGTGGACCAAAAAAGAAGATGAGATACTAAAAAATAATTATATTATTATGTCGAATGACCAGTTAGCTGAACGATTAAGAAGAACAAAAGCCTCTGTAGCGGCAAGAAAGGTACTGTTAGGACTGACAAACAAACACATGTCTAAAAAAGATGACAAAATGATTCGTCATCTTGGAAATCAAGGGTACACAATCAAAGAGATTTCAGCAGAAATGAATTTGTCTTATTGCTTAGTTAAAAACTATATAAGAAATCACAGAATCAATTATAGAAGGGAATCAAAAAACGAGATAAATGGTTGGCGAAAAGAAGCAGATGCGACCTATTCGCATTATATTAACTCTAAAAAAATCAAGGAGGAACAAGCATGAGATTTAAAAAAGGCGATAAAGTAGAGTTTATTTACGGAGGAACATTGACACAAGGTGTAGTTAATGAAATAAGAGCAACTAATCATGATATATCCTATCAAATTGTATATTTCGGAGGTGAGAAGAAAATTTGGTTTGCTGAACGCGAATTACTTTCTCCTGCTCCAGTTTTAAAAGTTCCGCAATGCGTAGCTGATTGGTATGAAAAGTATAAATGCGCTTTAGAGTACAGTATCTGGAAATATATATATGAGTGGGCTGATCAAGACTATGAAAGTGATTTTTATAGTTTCATGAATCATGCGTGTAATAATCCAATTGAAACGCTTATTAAGATGAAATACGGCTACGAAGTTGAGAAAGAACCGCTTTATTATGTACAACTTATTCGACGTTTGTCTGGCTATCTCAATGTACGAAATGACGAGAGTTCGTTTTTAGATAGTCCATACGAAGTCGGTTTAAACAAAACTAAATTTACAGAAGCCGAAATTAAAGCAATGGACGAACGTTATTGGCAGTTTGCTGTTCCTGTTAAGGATTTGGAGGAGAAATAATGGCATACGAAAATTTAAAATTAGCAACCGCGGCGATTTCAGGAGATATATATTTAACACGTATTTTAAAAAATGGCGTTATGAGTGATAATCGTAGAATTATCACAAATGAATGTTTAGCAGCAACAGCGGAATGGTTTCTATCGAATGATAAAAGCTGTAAAAACTGGGAAGCAATCGGCGATGTTCACCCGCATTTGTTTTTTACAAATGATTTAAATAAAGCGGAACGGATTAAAGCGATTCTTGAAGAAGACGAAGATATTTTGGAGGTGGCGGAATAATGTGTGAGTATTGCGAGGAAACTTTCAGAAAACGTGGCGAAATCACAACAGATGAAGGTCATGAAATACGTATTGACTGGGATAATGATTTAGCAATACTGCTAGACATTGACTATAAAGCAAATAATATATATTTAGACATCAAATATTGCCCTTGGTGTGGAAGGAAATTGGAATGAAAAGAGTTGGATTTTATTTTATAGATACCGACGGCGATGCAACTTCTGCTTGTCCAGAATGCGGAAGGTTTAATACAAATAATAGTGCCCTCGCAGTGCTTGAGTGTATAAAGATTAATCAACCAGTGTATGTGCAATGCGAAGATTGTAAAACATTGTATAACATCGGTGGAGACGTTGAAGAAGGAAGACGAATGACTAGCGCAAATGACTTAGCTAATCATCTTGACCTTGACACTGACTATTTATTACTTAATTTATTAGGAGGAATATAAAATGGCAATATTAAAAAGCGAATTATACGCAGTAATCAGTAAAAAGGAATCAGAAATCAGAACAGAATATCTTGAAAAAGAACGACAAATCAAAACGGACGCTATTAACGCCTTTTATGAAAACGAGGAGTTAGACGAAACACTAGAATTATTTGTTAAACAATTACAAGAAATCAAGAAAACAGCTTCCTTGTTAGAACCTAAAATACAATCTTATTACACACCTATCCACACTATTGACAACTTAGACTGGTTCGACGATGTGGACGCGTTAAAACAAAACTTGGGTCGTAACGTGTGGCGGAATGGCAAAATCAAGATATTCACTCCGGAAGTAAAAGAATTAGACTACAATAACGACAAAGAATGGATTTCTAGACTAGCCGAATTTCAACGTCTGACTGCGACAATCAAAGCTAATTCACCAACTAAAGGTTACAAACTACTGAAAGAATTAGGCTTCGACGTTTCTCATCTTGACCCATCAAGCAAACCAAAATCAAGTGCACCTATGGTTCTAGATTTTGACACTACTAAATTGGGGGTGAGTGAGTAATGCGGACTGTTATACAGTTAGCTAGTGTTAACGATTATGTTGGTTACATGGTATACATGCACAAAAAAGGTTATAAATGGGCTGACGGTACCCCTTTGGTACCCGTTAGTCTTGCGAGATATCATAAATATGGACACGGGACTTATGTTAGGGAATTTCACGAATCGAAAGAAATTCGTTGGTTGCCAAATAACTACATCGAATTAACCCCGGGAACTGAGGTAATACCTTATATTGAGAAAACGAATTACTTTGATACTCACGAACCAATCAAATGCGACCTTCCATCTGAAAAAGAAAGTCGGGTCATCAAACAAGAAGCCTTTGACGCATTAGTCAAGCCCCAATATCGAATGGACGACACTAAAGACCAATATAGAATTGTCAAAAAAGAGTATACCACTGTTAACAAGGACGAAATCAGCCAACCATCACATTACACAACCGGAGGAATCGAGCCCATCAAATTTATTCAGAGTCACAACATGAATTTCGAAAAGGGCAACGTCATCAAATACGTAACCCGCGCAGGCAAAAAGGAAGGTCAAAAGGAGGTCAAGGACTTGAAGAAAGCTAGACAATATCTTGATTTCTTAATTACAAAACTGGAGGATGAAGAAAAATGAGTTTTAATAAACGTATTGCATTCACTAATAAATACAATCAACAAGTTTTAGTCAGAAGTGTCGGAATTGGTGATGACTGCTTGGAGGTGAACGCAACAGACAACCCTGCGTTAGCTAAATATTTCACTGACCGAGAACATGCTATGCGCGTGTGTCGATTAATAGACGAGGCTTTGGGTGTCCGCACTAGACTAGAAGACCGCAAACAGGTGTATATCATAACAAAGGTCAAGAGGGACTGTGACGAATATCTACGAGCTGTCGCCCCGCTTGTTGGTAATTTATCACCTGTAGCAAGTTGGACTAAAGACATATCTGACGCCATAACTTTCACTGACTTCAACAGTATGGGTCTGATGTGTAATTTCATCGATTCACTTAGAGAAAATGAATGTCAGGCTAAATGTGGTCATCAAATGTATTATAAATAGGAGGAACCCGAATGAAACCAACATTTTCTATTGAATTGTTCGGAGATTACAGTTATGTCATCCACGACAAGAAAGACCAAGAACGCATTTTAAGATGGTATAAATTAGGAGAGCAGAAAGACAAACCAACAATCACCTTCCCCGTTGACAATGGACGGTGGTTAGGTGAAGTAACCCTTGCTTGGGTTAATATTGAAGGAATTTTTGACGGAATTAAGGAGGAAAACCAATGAAGAACAAATTAGATGGTGAATTAGAAACGGAACTTATCAACGAAGATGGTATTGTTTTGGATAACAACGAAGATTTTACGTGTTACATCGTCAACGACAGCATTTTAATCAACGATTTAAAGAATGGTATCGTCAAGAGTATTTCTGACGTCAAGAAACGGTCTTGTGGGGTATTATATCGCACGGTATATGCTCCAAAACCTAAATATGACTTTGGTACTTACCTAATGACACAAGAGAGTAATGAATTTAACTACACAGAGGCTGTTAGGGTAGCTCGTGGACTTATTTCAGCCCTCGTAGTAGCAGATAAACACTTTGACCAGTATTTACGTCGTATTGTCGTACAACATTCTCAAGACCACGATGAGGTTATGCGAGAAATCAACAACATGACCGAAGAAGAAGCCGAACATGCTTTGGAAAATTGGATGGATAAGGAGCGATTTTTATAATGGAAAAACAATATTATCGAGTTGGATACTACGAAAACGGTGAATGGCAAGACTGTTTTTCTAACAGTGGAAACATCTTCAACAGTATTGAATCGGCTGTTAGGGCGAGAAAGAAACAAAAACAGTTGTATAAGTTTGATGAACTAGAAATTGGACTATTTACGTTCGCGGGTGCTTTAGATGAGGACGCCGTTCAATCAAAACTTACCGAAGCCAAAGAATATTCAAATTATCTAAGTGAACTACATGACATTTTCAATCCAATTTATTGGAATCATGCTGAATACAGGAATATCCCGTACTACCGAGCATTCAGACTTTGGAAAAAAGACTACGAAAAGGAGCAGGAAAATGAGAATATGTGAAATTAGATATTTGGATAGCGATGGTCATTGGTCTTGTCAAACCTTAGGCGGGGATATAGACTATTTCACATCAGGTGACGCGGGTACTGGCTTCACAATTCATTATACAGACGGTACTAACGAAGACTATTACAACTTCCAATATATATTAAAGTGGGAGATGGTGAAATTACATGAGTCAAGATAGTTGGTGTGTTATATGTGGGGATTGGTTGACTAATTTAGGTAATATTTGCGATGACTGTATAAGAGAAATGAAGGAGGAGGGAAGGAGCAATCCAATGATTAATAACTTCTGTATCAATTGTGGTGAATGGTTAGAACCACATCATAAATGTGAATCCAAAATCAAAGAGGAAAAAAGAGAGGGAAAGCTAATGATGAACCGTGTAGTACTTGTAGGACGATTAAAATGACAAACTATCACATTATACTATATGCAAAATCAAATGGTGTAAAAAAAGTGTTCAATGATTACAACAAAGAAGACATTACTTTTGATGAACTTAAAACATCTATTCTAAAGCGATTAGGCAATGTGGACTCTGTGAATCGCATCAATAGAGATAAAGTTAAAGTGAAACAAATCATTACAAATTCAACTTCAATAAAAGAATTGACAGAAAAAATTAACTTCGAAACAGAATTACATCTTGATGTAAGGGAGGTATAGTCATGCAATACGAGGTGCATTGGGAACATAAACAAACAAAAGAATATAATATTCACGATAAATATGCAACTTTTGAGGAAGCTTTGCAGTCTATATATGCCTGGTGGGAGCTAAACGAATACAAACCTCATTACGTGCGTTACTGGACACGTGAAGGAAGAACAGTAGTAGATTACGGTTCACATCATATGTTTTATTACATTTATGCAATTGGAGGTGCAAAATGACAAAACAAATCATCATAAACGAAGCAAACAGTTTACTTCACAGAAAAAGCAAAGAGTTGAGTAAATCAATTATTAAAACACCAAAGGACCTTGAAAGATTCGCAATTGGTCTTGATAAATTATCGCAAGATATGTGGGACTATAAAAACGAACTGGAGGCGATTAAATGAGTATTTTTGCTGGCGATAAGGTAGAGGTGCAGGATAGAACTGGTGTAGCAGAATTATGTGTCGACGGAGAGCAGTTTCATGTTCTGATTAATAATAATGGTTTGCTTACTGTTGAAGATGAAGACGGATTTTCATCCTTTAATATACCAGCAACTCAAGTGAAAAAAGTGAAAGTGGATAGTGATGTTAAATTAATAAATGAGCTATATGACCAATCAGATTCTGTAAATTTATATATATATGATGTTGATAAAGATAAAGCTAAGTTGTTTGTATCTAATGTAAATAAGCCACGATTTGATGAAAGAAACAATGTGAAGTGGTATTCTGCATCAAAAGATAAAATAACCGCAACAGCATTTTTGAAAGGGGATGATTAAAATGTCAACATTATATTCAATTCAAGGGAAATATCAACAGTTGTTAAATCTAGCGGAGCAGCTTGATCCGGAACTATTAAAAGATACACTTGAAAGCATTGATGATGAATTAGAAACGAAAGCAGAGAATGTAGCATTTGTCATTAAAGAACTGGAAGGTCAATCACTTGTTTTAGAAACAGAAACGAAGCGTTTAGCTGAACGGAAAAATACTATTAATAATAATGTGAAGCGACTGAAACAGTCATTATTTGATGCAATGATAACTGCTAAAAAGCAAAAAATTAAAACAAACTTATTCACATTGGATATTCGGAAAAATCCGCCAAGTGTCATTGTAGAAGACGAAAGCAAACTACTGAACTATCTAATCGAACAACCTAAAAAATTAGATAAAACAAAATTAGGCGATGATTTGAAAAAAGGCATTGAGGTACCAGGTGCGAAAATTATTCAAACAGAAAGATTGCAAATAAGATAAGGAGGGATTTGGTTGGAATTTATTCAATCGGAAGAAATGAAGAGGTCAGAGTATTTTAATATTATGATTTATGCCAAACCAGGCGCAGGTAAAACAACTACAATTAAATACTTAAAAGGTAAAACATTAATGTTAGATTGCGATGGCACGTCAAAAGTTTTAAGTGGGTTGCCTGATATCACAATTGCAACATTGAATCCTCGTAATCCCGTGCAAGACATGGCAGATTTTTATGGATATGCAAAAACACACGCGGATGAATACGACAATGTAGTAATTGATAATTTGAGTCATTATCAAAAACTGTGGTTAATGTTCAATGGAAGAAATACTAAATCAGGGCAACCGGAGCTACAACATTATGGGATATTTGATACACATTTAATTGATATGATTTCCGTATTTAATAACTTAGCAAACACAAATATTGTTTATACCGCATGGGAAAATACACGACAAATTCAATTAGAAAGTGGTCAACTTTATAATCAGTTTTTACCGGATATTAGAGAAAAAGTAGTTAATCATGTGATGGGAATTGTTCCAGTTGTTGCGAGATTAATACGAAATCCTGAAACTGGACAACGAGGCTTTCTACTCACAGAGAATAATGGTAATTTTGCAAAAAACCAGTTAGATAATAGAGAATTCGCCTTACAAGAAGATCTATTCAAAATCGGTGATATTGATGCTAAAGCTTAGAGAATATCAACAAGAAATTATAAATGATGTAAAGGGGGCTTTTTTACAGGGATATAATAGACCGTGCGTCGTTGCTCCCTGTGGGTAGGTGCAGGTAAATCGGTTATTTTATCGGAAATAATTCGTATGACAACACATAATAAAAACCATGTTCTTTTCCTAGTCCACAGAAAAGAGTTGATTGACCAAATCAGAAACACACTCATTATGAATGAAGTGGATATGAGTTACGTCAAATTGGGAATGGTTCAAACGATAGTTAGACGTCTAAACAAAACTTCGGAGCCTTCGTTAATCATAATTGATGAAAGTCATCATGTGTTAGCAAATAGCTATAAAAAAATAATTCATCACTTTTCTAAAGCGAAGGTTGTTGGATTTACTGCAACACCCGTAAGAATAAATGGCGGTGGGCTGGGTGATATAAATGACACATTAATCGAAAAAGTGAATGTGAAGTGGTTAATAGAAAATCAGTTTTTAGCATCTTACAAATACTATGCTCCTGAAATTGTTCAAACAGAGTCATTAAATGTTAAACGAACTGGCGAATTTGACATGACAGGTCTTGATGATCAATTCAATAAGAAAATGATTTGGGGGGATGTGATTAAACATTATCAAAAATTAGCTAACGAAGAGCAGGCAATTCTTTATGCTAGTTCGATATATCAAAGCGAAAAAATGGCAGCTAGTTTTAATGCAGTAGGCATTTCATCCGCACATATTGACGGTAAAACACCTAAACTCATTCGAGATGACATCATAAAACGGTTTCGAGAAGGAGAAATAAAGGTCCTTTGCAATCTTGACCTTATAGGTGAAGGCTTCGATGTACCGGATTGCTCTACAGTGATTATGCTAAGACCTACACAATCGTTATCATTGTACATTCAACAATCCATGAGAGGTATGCGTTATAAACATAATAAAACGGCTATCATCATCGACCATGTAGGTAATGTAAAACGTTTCGGTCTGCCAGATATGGAACGAACATGGTCCTTAGCACCTCGTAAAGGAAGTAATGCAACAAAAGCAGAGGCACCTGTGAAAATTTGCAAAGAGTGTTTTATGACAGTTAGCCAGACAGCAAAAAGATGCGAGCATTGTGGACATGAATTCAAAGTGGAAGTAAAACCAATACAAATCGATGAGGGAGCAGAGCTACAAGAAATAACCGAAGCCGTTTTTAAAGTAAATTATAGCAGTCCAGGCGAATGTAAGAATATGAAAGAATTATATGAATATGCAAAAGAACACAATTATAAAAACGGATGGGCATTCCATCAAGGAAAAGCACGAGGATTTATCAAATAAAAAAACGAAAGAAGGAATTTAAAAATGTTTAAAGTAGATCATAATGATGTTTTCACAAATGGAGTAGAAAATGGTACGTACGAGGTTGTTTTATATAATGCAAATGAAGACGCAACAAAAAATGGTGCGGAGTTCATTAATATTGATTTGATTATTCGTAACGATGTAAATCAAAAATTTCAAAATGCGCATATTTTTCACAGAGTATGGAAAGCAAAAGCAACAAATGAATATAGTCAAACGGCATTAAATACAATTGCGAAAGCTATCCAACTCCCAAATGGAAAAGACTATAACACAGTAAATGAACTGCTACAAGACTTGTTGACTAAAACCTGCCAAGTTACAGTGAAAAACGAAGAATCTGAATATAATGGGCAAATTTATAAAAATCTAAATGTAAAAGCATGGGCTGAAAGCAAAATTACTGGACCTCTACAACATGTGTTTAAAAAGAAAGAAAACGAACCAACACCAGTGGAAATAAGTGAAAACGATTTACCGTTCTAAACAATGAGAGGAGCGCACAAACGTGTACGAACAAATTCCAGACGAATTAAAAAAATTAAAACAATGGTGCGCTTTTCAACTGGTTTGGGATGAAGAGCGCGGCAAAAATAAAAAGATACCAATGAACGCAAATACTGGAGCATATGGCAATAGTGTAGACGAGCGAACTTGGGCAGATTTTGAAACTGCCCTCGCTTCACTCGAAAAGTATCAATTCGATGGGTTAGGATTTTACTTCAAGGCGCCGTATTTTGGCGTGGATATAGACAACATAAAAGACGATATTCAAGATTATTTATATGGGAATACTGAAAATATTGCTGGTGAGTTTATTCAAACGTTAGCTAGCTACACTGAGTACAGTGTGAGTGGGACAGGTATTCATATTATTGCAAAAGGCGAATTTCCAGAAGGTGGTCGGCGCAAAGGTAATATTGAAATGTACCCGGACGGTCGGTTTTTCGTTATGACTGGTCAAGTAATTGATAACTACAGACAAGTCAATGAAGCGACATCAGCAATAAAAATACTGCATGAGAAATACATTGGAAAAACTGAAAACACATCACTAACTAAGCATCAAAATTCATCGAACAATTTGTCTGAAAGTGAAATATTGGAAAAAGCATATAACAGTAAAAATGGTCCATACTTTAAAACTTTGTACGAGGGAAATTGGGAAGCATATTACGCTTCTCAGTCAGATGCAGATTTAGCTTTTGCAAATATGTTAGCCTTTTGGACAGCAGCTGATTATGACAAAATGGATGTTATTTTTCGAGATTCAGGGTTAATGCGTGATAAATGGGACCAAAAGCGAGGACAAAACACATATGGGCAAATAACGTTAGGTAAAGCTATATCAGGTTGTTCAGAAATATACTCGCCTAAACAAAGTGACAACAGTTACAATATCAGCTTAAATTCACGTAAAAATTTGGCGCAACTATTAAATGAAAGACGTAAAAAAGAATTAGAAAAGCTAAAAGAAGAATGGTTAATAAGTGGTGGGAAAGGAAAACAACCAAGCGTAATTTCACCAATTGGTTGTGCCATTATACTAAAAGAATTCTTCCGTTTCTGTTTATTTGATATGAACGAAAACACTCGATTAGCTATGTATTTAGAAGAAGATGGCATTTGGACACAAAATGAGACTTACATTCGACGTTTTATCGGATTTTTAGAACCAACACTAAATGCAAATAAAGCGAGTGATGTTATTTATCATTTGTGGAAAGGTGCCGAAGTAAAAGAAAAAACTGCATCTAGATATCTCATACCAGTTAAGAATGGTGTATTCAATCTAAAAACAAAGAAATTAGAGGCTTTCACACCTAATTATGTTTTTACGTCCAAAATAGCCACTCCTTACGTATCTGAACCACCAAAACCAGACATCAAGGGTTGGGATATTCATACTTGGTTAGATGAAATAGCGTGCGGGGATGAACAAATAACAGCGTTGTTGTGGCAGGTTATCAGTGCGTCACTGAATGGGAATTATTCGAGAAAAGAATCTATTTGGCTCTTAGGTGATGGTAATAACGGTAAGGGAACCTTCCAACAATTATTACACAATATCATAGGAACAGAAAATATAGCGACATTAAAACTACCACAATTCCAAGAAAGATTCGCGTTATCCATCTTAGAAGAAAAGGTATGTTGTATTGGTGATGATGTGCCATCTGGTGTGTATATTGACGATTCTTCTAATTTTAATTCTGTGGTAACAGGAGACAATATCATGGTAGAGCAAAAGAACAAACAACCATACGGAACAAGTTTTCGCATGACGGTTATTCAATCGACCAATGGTATGCCTAAAATGAAGAATAAAACCAATGGGACGTATCGACGTTTTGTAATCGTTCCATTCAAAGCGGATTTAAAAGGCGGTAAGGATAACTGGAAAATTAAAGACGAGTACATCAACAATCCAGAATTATTGCAGTACGTTTTGTTCCATGCGATAAATATGGACTTCGAGCGTTTTGTAAAACCCGATGTATCTTTAGAGTTAATGGAAGAATATCAGCAAGAAAATGACCCTATTTTGGATTATTATATGAGCGAATTTCAACATTATAAGAGTACGAGAATACCCGTATCTACAGTCTATGAATTTTATAAAATATTTTGCGAAACAAACAATTTTAAGCCAAAAAGCGCTAGTTTATTTCATAAACATTTCGATAAAATTTTATCAGAAAAAGGTTGGGATAAAAAAAGGCAAAGGTTAAGTGGCAAGTATGACCCCATAGATACACCAATAAATGTACATCCATATCGCTTTTCACAACCAATCGAAGCTAAAGTCCACGTGTGTTATACGAAAGAATCGCTAGAAATCATCTAAAATGTTACCGTGTTACCTAAATGTTACCCAAATAAAATTTTTGGTAACACGGAAATCGGTTGGTGCTAAAGGCGTGAAGGCTATTTGTTACTATGTTACCCAAATTACTATTGAAATGTATATAAGAAATAAAAAGTATATATATAAAGAATAAGTTTTTGGGTAACAAATAACATGTATAAAAAAGTGGATTGAGACTTAGAGCCTCTAGTGGTTTCGCGTGTTACCTAAATGTTACCCAAATAAAATTTTTGGTAACAAACCTAAGAGATAAATGGTGTTGAGGCATAGAGTATCAATACTTTGCGTAAAAACGGTATTAAAAATAGTTCGGTAACATTTCATAGGAGGTATAAAATGACAGCAGAAATGAATATACAAAACTCTATACGCTTAGCCTTAGCAAAAAAAGGACATTATGTTTTCAGAGCCAATGTGGGAAAAATTAGAATGCCGAATGGACGTATTTTTGACACAGGTTTGCCAAAGGGTTTTCCAGATTTATTCGGTTTTCGCGGGACGGATGGAAAAATGTTCTTTATTGAAGTGAAAAATGAAATCGGGAAGTTAAGGCAAGAGCAGAGAAACTTTCAACAAGCAATGGAAATTACACCTGCTATATGTGGAGTAGCTAGGAGTGTAGAAGAAGCATTGAAGATTGTGGAGGGATTATAATGAAAAGATTTCTTGTTATATGTGGAAATCAAGCAGAAACTAAATATGAATTTGAAGAATTTATACAAAGTAAAGAAAAATATGTTACGAGTGTAAATAATAATGAATTTATTGTTGAATTAGGAAATGAGAAATATATATTTACAGACCTTGGTAATTTAAAGAGTTTCTCAAAATTGAAATTTAATGGTTTTGCATTTGGAAAACTATTATCTAGGAGACATAGTCCTGGAAAAATTGAAATGTTGTTGGATTTTTGGAGGAGATAATTTTGTTTACCCATATTCGAAAATTGATAAGCAAATGGAACGGTAAACAAGATATTTATATTGAACAAATGAGTCGTGAAGGAACAATCCAATTTAACAAGGAGGAGACTATGAAACTATATCATACAGAAACACAAGAAGAGTATAATGCGTTGATGGCATACGTGGAGAAAAAAGGATATGAATGGAATACAAAAGAAAAACCTACAGAATACAATTGTTGGAACATTTTTAAGAAGGAAACTGTAATAGTAATAGAATATGATATTAATTTAGGTTTTGCGTCAAAAGAATATTTTGAAAGAGTATATCCTGATACACCAATCAAAAAATACAAAGTGAAACAAGACGAAGTTGCGAAGTGGTTCGATGACGCTGCAAATGCCATGAAAGCATTATCTGCCGGCGGAGTGTCTGTAAAAAACGAAAATACTGACAACGTAAATAATCCATCACATTACACAGCAGGAGGTATTGAAACACTTGACTACATTAAAGCAAAAATAAAAGATTATCCGAGCTATGCTGCTGGGAACATACTTAAATACGTTTCGCGTTATGAACACAAAAACGGCATTGAAGATTTGAAGAAAGCACAGTTTTATTTGAATGATTTAATTGAGTGGATGGAGAGTAAATGATGGAGGAATATGTAAATATCAGTTTAGATAAATATGAAAGGTTAAAAATGTTTGAAAATGATAAATACGAAAAAGATGCTAAGGAATTTCTAAAACAGTTTACTAACTTCACAACGATGTTTGGAAATCAAAATGAAGAGTATTACACGGCGCATGTCAACGAGGAAGAACTGAAAAAACTAATTGAACAAACATTAGGCAAAACGTGTGAGATAGAATTTTATTAGGAGAGTGATTAAATGTCAAAACGATTGCGCAAAGCACAATATAAACTTATTGAAGATGAATTAAGATTTTATCATTCTACTAAAAAAGAATTGATGGAAAAGGAAGTTAATGTTACATTGGGCGCTTGGCATAGGGAATATATCGACGAGAACCAAGGTGGTGGTAGTACAGGTAATATAAGTAATGAAGTGGAAGATCGTGTGATGTTATTGCAAATGGATAAAGAGATAAATAGATTGAAGAATATTATAAATGCAATTGAGTCTGTGCTTAATAGATTGAATGATGAGGATAAACAATTGATTCAGTTTAGATACTGGGACAGAAGCAAACCAACGTGGGTATGGATTGCCAGTAAGTTGAATATGGACGAGAGTACAGCTAGAAGAAGAAACAAAACAATCATCCTTTCAATAGCTGAAAGATTAGGATATTAAAATATATTGCCCGTTTAACGCCCGTTTTGAACTGTTTTTATGAAGTAAAATGATAGAGTAGAGAAGTGAAGATGATTACAAATAAAATAATATATTAAGTCTGCGCTTCACTTCTCATCTATAATCACATGATGATATAGCAGTTTAAAAAACGTGTTAATGATTCAGCCTGTTAATATTTGAACTGGAGGTTTTTACTTGGTATAGTAAAAGTAAAAAGGATGGCATCTTATGAATGAAAAGCTTTTAATGAATCAGAGTGATGTTCAAAAAGTAACTTTTAATATTTCAGGGGATTATTTATCAAAAAAAGATGGGTACAATTTATATTATTTGAGTGAATCGTTGAGTTTATTTAATGAGATTGTTGAGAAAACATACTTGTTAGTCGAAAATCGACAACATATGACTGAAAAGGACCGCGAGAATGTATATGTGACTATTCATGATATTCGTGAGGGATCATTTGAAACGGATTTAATCATTCACATTCGTGATGCTACAGTTGCGTTACTTCCTCTGGTTAGTTCTTTAGATTCGAAAACAGTTTGGAAAATGATTAATGAAGCTTATAAATATTTAAAAGCAGTACTAACGGCGAAAAAAGAAGGTGAGAGAGTGTATATTTCAAACAGTGACTCTAATGAGAATGTTAGTATAGTTCATAGTGGCAGCGGAGATGTTATTGTAAATATCCATCCTGATAGTATAAGACTTGCTGAAAAGATCTCTCCTCAAATTGCTAAAATGTCTAATCTTGTTACTGATGATAACTCGGTAACTAATTTATATATAACAGATACTTCGGGAATAGATAAGATAAGCTTTGATGAAAAAGATAAAGAATTATTTAAAAAGTCTACTACGTGGGATAATCAGACTATAACATTTGATGGAACTATTATTACTGCAAACGGAATGACTGTTAGTGGCAAAATTAGAATAGAAGAAGATACAACATTTTTACCTAAAGGGGAATATCTTTACGAATTTATGGAAAAAGATTGTATAGAGGATATAAGGAAATCTTTAATGCTTAAACGAGAAATTGTTGCTATACGAAAAGTGCAATTTGATCCTATTTATTTAAAAGAAAAAGTTGAAAAGCTAAAGATTATTTCAGTAAACTAGCTATTCCAATACTCGTGGCGAAATAGGTAACCGCATCAGTAATGTTCTACAAGAAGTCATGCACACTCGTTATAGACTCTAGCATCTGGCGTGTGTGTAAATAGAAACTACGCTAGTAAACTGTTGACTTCCTGCAAGGTGCAAATCCTTGCCGAGTATATTAATGACAATGCCTTCTCTCTATTTAATAGCAGATACATAGAACAATGAAGTCCAGTACGTTGCGTGCTGGGCTTTTTAAATGATAGAGGTGATAGTGATGAAATCATTGGCAAGCGGCTCTACAAATAATAGACAAGACTATTTAAGCATTCGTATACCAAACAAAGGTGATGTTCCTGTTATAGAGTATGAAGGTGATGACTACGGACAATTGCCACATCAAGGCTTAGAATCACTTAGGTTGTTATGGGTAACAGATTCATACCTTGAAACTAAACCAACCGAAAGATTAAACTTAGACATTGTATATATTGATGTAGATAATGAAGGTTCAAGACTATGTATAAATGTTGGAGATTCATTATCTACTGAAAGTAATCTGGCTAAGATTGCAGAAATGAATAGTGAAGAGACTAGATACTAATGCTAACACAAGCAGAACGTCATACATTCTATAAGTCAAAGGCATGGGTAAGCATACGTAAAGAAGTATTAAAGCGTGATAACTATGAATGTCAAGAGTGTAAGAGGCAAGGCAAGGTGTTTACTGATTATCATGACCCAGACAAGCATAAAAGACTCGATGTGGACCATATCAAGGATTTAGAACATCATCCTGAACTAGCGCTTGATATAGATAATCTCACTACTCTGTGTGTAAAGTGTCATAACAAAAAACATAATCGCTTTCAATTTAGAAGGAAAATTAATAAATGGGTGAACGATGAACGATGGTGAGACCCCCCGGGTCAAAGGTTTGCGCTTTAATTTGGCTCTGGGGAACGGTGTGGGGGTCTTCTCCACAGAAATATTAAAAAGTCTCATGAAGGAGGGAGGGTTAAAAGTGGAATATAACATAAAGAAATTGGAAAAAGAATTGTTATCAAATATTGATACTACTAGTCAGAAAGAACTCGAAAAAGTTAATCGTTATATTAATTTAATACGTATATATTACGAGTTAGACAAAAGCATTGAAATGGATGGAGCTGTTGTTGTTACTGAAAACGGCTCGCAAAAATTCACGAAAACTAATCCAGCAATACAAGAAAAAAATCGAATCAACACTTCATTATTATCTATTGAACGTTCTTTTATATTCAAAGGCGAAAATGATAATCAAGATGGTAGTGACTTGATATGATATCAAATAAACACGTTGATAACTATATACAGTCGTATAAAAGTGGAAAAATACTACTCAATAAAGAGCGAATCGATCTAATAAATTACTTGCAAGAACATGTTCTAAGTAGAGATGATATATATTTTGATGAGACACAGATAGAAAATTATATTGCTTTTAGTGAAAAATGGTACTTCCCTTTGGACAACTGGGAAAAGTTTATTGCACCATTTATTTTTTTATATTTTAAAGAAGACGATGAACTTTTTTATGAAGAGTTCTTTATAACCCTTGGTCGCGGTGGCGGTAAGAACGGGTTTATAAGTACATTATCAAATTATTTTATAAGTCCGCTACATGGGATTAACAATTACGATGTTTCGGTAGTAGCGAATTCTGAAGACCAAGCGAAAGTTAGTTTTAAAGAAGTATTTAATACAATAGAAGGAAATCCTAAATTGGAAGGCAGCTTTGACGCGTGGAAAGCACAGATTGTTGGCAAAGGAACCAACAGTGTTTTTAAATTTCAAACGTCAAATGCAAAAACTAAAGATGGTGGTCGTGAAGGCTGTGTTATTTATGATGAAACACATGAATATGAAGATAGACAAATAATTGATGTATTCTCTGGAGGACTTGGCAAAGTCGCAAATCCCAGAGAATTTTTTATTGGCACCAATGGATTTGTGAGAGCGGGATTTTATGACAAGTTGGAAGAACGTAGTAAAGCAATTTTAAGTGGTGAAAATCTTAACGACCGCATGTTTCCTTTTATTTGTAAGCTAGATGATCCAGAGGAAGTTAAGAATGAAGCTATGTGGGAAAAAGCAAATCCTGCTTTTGAAAAGCCTTTAAGTCCTCGTTCTAAACGCTTACTAAATAAAGTTAGAAAACAATATGAGGCATTAACAAATAATCCTAGCGGTAGAGAAGCGTTCATGACTAAGCGAATGAACCTTCCAGAAGTAGATTTGGAAAAGGTAGTAGCCCCTTGGAAAGACATTCTCGCAACTAACCGGGAAATGCCAGAACTGCAAAACCGAGCTTGTATTGGTGCGTTCGACTATGCAAGCGTTAAGGACTTTGCGGCTGTTGGATTGCTGTTTCGTGTAGGTGACGATTACATTTGGAAAACCCATTCTTTTGCTAGAAAAGGATATTTGGATGTTGCAAACCTTAAACCACCTATCAAAGAATGGGAAAAACAGGGATTACTGACAATTGTTGATGAACCTACAATCGACCCCCGTCATGTTGTCAATTGGTTTGTTGAAATGCGAGAAAGATACGGTATTCAAAAAGTAATTGGAGATAATTTCCGAATGGACCTGATGCGACCATTGTTTGAAGCAGAAGGATTTGAACTGGAGATTATTAGAAATCCACGTGCAGCTCATAGTTTGCTAGCTCCGCGAATTGAAACACTATTTGCTAATCATCGCATTGTATTTGGAGATAATCCGTTAATGCGTTGGTATACAAATAATGTTGCAGTGAAAATCAAACCGGATGGAAATAAAGAGTATCTTAAAAAAGACGAGCATAGACGTAAAACTGATGGATTTCAGGCTTTTGTCCATGCCCTTTGGCGTGCGGATGAAATAGAAGATATTGATGTAGAAGAGGTATTGAACATGCTTAACGCGATTGCGTTTTAGGAGGTGATAAATTGGGACTCTTTACAGAACTGTTTAAAAGAAACAAAGAAATTGAGTGGATGTGGGATTTAGACTTTTTAGAGGACAAAACTACAAAAGTATATTTAAAGAAAATGGCTTTAAATACATGTGTAAAACATATCGCGAGAACCATTGCAAAATCTGATTTTAGGTTAAAAAATGGAGAAATTAGCGTGCGGGATAAATTGTATTATAAGTTAAACATTCGTCCAAATACAGATATGAGTTCAAGCTCATTTTGGGAGAAAGTGATTTATAAGCTAATTTATGATAATGAGTGCTTAATTGTCCTTTCAGATACAGACGATTTTTTAATTGCTGATAGTTATGTGAGAAACGAGTTTGCGTTATTTCCAGACGTTTTCGAAGGAGTTACAGTGAAAAATTATTGTTACGAGCGAAAGTTCAGCATGGATGATGTTATTTTCTTAGAATATGGAAATGAACGATTGTCGGCATTCACGAATGGGATGTTCGAGGATTATGGAGAGTTGTTTGGAAAAATGATTCGCGCACAAATGCGCAACTTTCAAATTCGTGGAGCTGTCAACTTCAAAATGGCAGGCGTTGCAGATAAAGATAAACAAATAAAGCTACAAGAATACATTGACAAAGTCTACGCCTCGTTTAGCAACAACGAAATTGCGATTGTTCCTCAATTGGAAGGCTTCAATTATGAAGAATTCGGAACAACAAGCGTGAATAATAGTCAAAGTTTTGATGAAGTTAAGAAGTTACGTAAAGAAATGATTGACTATGTGGCTAGTATTCTCGGCATTCCATCATCTTTATTGCATGGTGATATGGCAGACTTGAGTAACAATATGAAAGCTTATATGGAATATTGTATTGATCCACTCACTAAAAAGCTAGAAGACGAATTAAACGCTAAATTATTTACTTCCAGCGAGTTTTTAGCAGGTGAACATATCAAAATCATACACAAAAAAGACATTATAGAAAATGCAGAAGCTGTAGATAAGTTGGTTGCTTCTGGTTCATTTAATCGTAATGAAGTTCGAGAATTATTGGGCGCTGAACGAGTAGATAATCCGGAATTAGATAAATATTTAATTACTAAAAACTATCAGTCAGCTGATGAAGGAGGTGAGAACGAATGACGAAAATTGAAGTCAAAGGTCCTATTATTGGAAATGATGACAAATGGATTTATGATTGGCTGGATATGGAAGCTACGTGTGCAAATGATATCAATGAAGCCTTGGTAAATGCGTCAGGTGAAGTTGAAGTTTGGATAAATAGCAATGGTGGAGATGTGTTTGCTGGTAGTGAAATTTATACAGCATTAAAATCATACAATGGCAATGTAGTTGTAAAAATTGTTGGAATGGCGGCAAGTGCAGCATCTGTAATTGCGATGGCTGGAAATGAAGTATTAATTTCTCCAACTGGTCAAATGATGATTCACAATGTTCAGTATGGTGGGAGAGGTGATTATAGAGAGTTAAAAAAAGCCTCTGAAATTGCTCAAAATGCTAATATATCCATTGCTAATGCTTATCAGCTGAAAACGGGAAAAACATTAGAAGAACTGTTAAATATGATGGGAGAAGAAACATGGCTAAATTCTCAACAGGCTGTAGAACTAGGATTAGCAGATGGTGTGATGTTCCAAGAAAATAGCGAAACGCCAAAATTAGTAGCAAGTACAGGCGGCATGTTACCACAAGCTACATTAGATAAAGTTAGGGGACTGAAAGATACTAATGGTAAACAATCAATTTTAGAAGTATCTTTATCAGCGGAACAAATTCAAAGCATTGTAGAAGATGCAATTGCAAAATTAAAAAATGAAGTGATACTTGATGGGAAAACTTTGGATCAACATATCACTGAACAGGAAAAGAAACCAGAAGAGCCAGAAATGAATGGGCTAAAACGGTTTCTTTTTTAATACCCAAAAATAGGAGGAAATAAATTATGACTATCAAATTAAAAAACAACCTTGTAAATTATGAGGAAAAACGAACAGCTTTTGTCAATGCTGTTAAAAACGAAGAGACACAAGAAATTCAAAACAAGGCTTATGTGGAAATGGTAGATGCGATGGCTGCTGATATTATGGACCAAGCAAAAAAAGAAGCACGTCAAGAGGCAGACCAGTATATTTCAGCTAGCCGAACAGACAAAAATATCACGAATGAAGAAATTAAATTCTTCAATGATATTAATAAAGAAGTTGGTTACAAAGAAGAAACATTGCTACCACAAACAGTCGTTGATGAAATCTTTGAAGATTTAACAACTGAACATCCTTTCCTTGCATCTATTGGAATGCGCACGACTGGTTTACGTACTAAGTTCTTAAAATCCGAAACTAGTGGCCTTGCTGTATGGGGCAAAATCTTTGGTGAAATCAAAGGACAATTGGATGCTACATTCAGTGAAGAAGAATCTATCCAGAATAAATTAACCGCTTTTGTAGTAGTTCCTAAAGACCTTGAAAATTTTGGACCTGTATGGGTGAAACGTTTTGTAGTTACTCAAATTGAAGAAGCGTTCGCAGTGGCGTTAGAAAGCGCGTTTATTATTGGTGATGGTAAAGATAAGCCTGTTGGTCTAACTCGCAAAGTTGGAAAAGGGACTAACGTAGTAGATGGTGTATATCCAGAAAAAGTTGCATCCGGAACACTGACATTTGCTAGCTCTAAGGTAACTGTTAATGAATTAACAGATGTATATAAATATCATTCCGTAAAAGAAAATGGCAAGCCGCTAAATGTAGCTGGTGAAGTTACGTTACTAGTCAATCCTACAGATGCTTGGGACGTTAAAAAACAGTACACAAGCTTAAATGCAAACGGAGTGTATGTGACTGCCTTGCCTTACAATTTAAATATCATTGAATCATTATTCGTTCCAGAAAAGAAAGCTATTTCTTATGTAGCAAAACGTTATGATGCACTTATTGGTGGAGCCTTGAATATTTCTACTTTTGACCAAACGCTTGCATTTGAAGATCTTAACTTGTATGCTGCAAAACAATTTGCGTATGGTAAAGCTAAAGACGAAAAAGCTGCAGCTGTGTGGACATTAAATATCAAACCAACAGATCAAACTCCGGAAGGGTGATTGTAAATGGCTAAATTTGAAGTATTAAAGAAATTCAAAGACAAAGAAACAAAAGAAGTATATGAAAAAGGAATCGAAATTGAATTGACTGTAAAACGTGCAGATGAAGTCGCTGACAATTTGGGAGTTTCTTTTTTAAAACGACTGGATGAACCAAAAAAAGATAAAAAAAAGTAGGTGCTGTACATGGAAGTATCAGATGACCTTCTTAAAAAATTTAAAGAGCGTATGCATATTTCTCACAATAGCGAAGATAGCAATCTAAAAGAGTTGCTATCTTTTTCTATTGCTGATTTACAAGAAAAATGCGGGCTGTTTAATGTAGATGAACACTTTATGGCAAGAGAATTGGTCATTGAGCGTACTAGATACGCGTATAATGATTCGATAGAATTCTTTAATGAAAACTTTCAATCACAAATAACTAGCTTAGGGTTCTCTCTCTATTTAGTTGAAAGTGGTGAATCTGATGAAGTTTCAGTTTAAACCTCAAAAAGTTCAGAGTGGCGATTTACGCACTCCGGTTGTTTTTTTTGAATATCAGCCGGTAAATGGTCCTGAACCAGGTGAAATAGAAAAAGTAATTCTATTCGAATGTTTTGCAGAAGTTTATAAACCATCCATGAAAGATTTAGAAATTTTGCATGGCACGGGAACAAAAGAAGCTGTCACAATTAATATTCGAGATACTAAAGGTGAGTATACAGTTAGTAACAAACATTATGTAGAAATATTAGATTATCGCTATTTAGACAAAAGATTTAATGTGATTGATGTTAGCCCAGACTTGCAAAGTAATAGCTTTGTAAATGTGCTTCTGGGGGTTCAAACATGAGTGTAGAAGTTACTGGAGTAGAAGAGTTGGAAAGACAGTTAGTTAATTTATTTGGACGAGAAAACTTGCCACAATTAGTAGACCCTGCTCTAATTGCAGGCGCAGCCCTTGTTGCAAAAACACTTAAAAGTGAATTTGTTCAATTTAAAGACACAGGTGCATCGATTGATGAGATTAATATAGAAAAACCTTCGTATGACAAAGGGGTAAGAAGTATAAAGATTGACTGGAAAGGTCCTAAAGACAGGTACAAAATAATTCATCTCAACGAATATGGTTATACAAGGAATGGTAAAAAAATCACACCATCAGGAACAGGTAGTATTGCGAGATCACTAAGAATATCAGAGAGAGCTTACAGGCAAATTGTACAGAAGAAAATAGGTGTTAAATTATGATTGATATTTTGAACATCATATATACGACATTAAGTAAAAACGATATCATTCACACTACTTGCGAAGAGAGAATAAAATATTATGATTTTCCAAGCACGGGTGATTCTAACAAAACTTTCTTGTTAATCATTCCTTTAGATGTTCCAGTACCAACTAATTTTTCTAGTAACGAGGCTATGTGGGAAGATTTTTTAGTACAAATCGATGTACAATCTGACGATAGATTAACTGTTAAACAAATACAAGAAGAAGTTAGAAAAGAAATGAAACAAATAGGTTTTGGGCAACTCGCTGGTGGATTGGATGAATATTTCCCAGAAACAGGTCAATTTGTAGATGCACGAAAATACAGTGGATTGCCATATAAGCTATATCAATAAAAATAATAGGAGTGAAATAAATGATTACAACGATCGGATTTGAAAAAGCGACTTTCGGTATTTTTGATGAAAAAGACGAAAAAGTAACAAAAAAAGTAGAAGTAAATGGTAAGAATAAAAAAGGTGGTACGGTCGAAGCGGATATTTCTGGTCTTGATGCAGAGGCTATTAAAGTTTTTGCATCCAATGGTCCGTACTACATTTCCAAAAAAGGTTCTGGTGATGTTAAGCAAACGATTAGTATTATGGAACTACCTTTCGAATTAGGACAAGAGTTATTAGGTCGTCAAAAGAACGCAGATGGTATTGTAACTGTTGGGAAAAACACTAATCCACCATACGCTTCATGCGTGATGGAAAGTGAAACATTGCGAGGGGAACCGGTATTCTTTGCTTTACTAAAAGGGAAATATGGACAAGATGACGTTAAATTAAACACATCTGAGGATAAACCAAAGGAACCAGAAGCAACTAGTCTCACTGGCGAATTTGTTTATAATGACGCTGGGGACGTTTTTGCTATGGCTGTGGGCGAAGAATTCCGAGATAAAATTAATAAAATGGCTTTTCCTGGCTTTGTTGAAACACCAGCAGTACCCGAAGGATAAAATATTTTAAGAGTAGGTGAACTCCTACTCTTTTTTTATTGACAAAAATTATAAAAAAGGTGGAGAAAACATGATTAAATTAGAAATTTTTAACAAAGAAACAGAAAAGAAAGAGCTTTATGAGAGAGGAGATACCTCTGTAATTGAATTAGAAGACTACTGGAAAATGCAAGAAAAAATTAGAGAATACATTAACACTTCTGATAATCCTAAAAAAACGATGATTCTAGAAATGCAGTTAAAATTCATAGTTAAATTATTTAACGATAAGAATTTGAGCGTAGATTTTCTTAAAAAAAATATTCCTTCCAAAAAATTAAACGATACTTTGGTGTCTGTCTTTCGAGAAATTTCACCAGAAGAATATGATGTTGAAGATGACGAAGGCGAAGAAGCAAAGTAATAACGCTTACCGAGTTTTTGTCCGATCTCGATGCAATTAGGCGTTACTGCATGAAAGAGTATGGCTGGACAATTCGAGAAACGGACGATCAAGAATACAAAAAGTTATGTCGTCTGATAATCGAAAAAGAAGAAGCAAAATCAGAAAATAACAAAGTTTCACTTGTTGACTTTGTATCACAATATCAAGATGTCAATCGAGGAAGGGGGTAAATAATGAATAAACTTCAAGGATTGTCGATTAACCTAGACCTAGATGCTACTAGAGTGGACGAGGGAATGAAAGGGTTGAAAAGGACCCTCGGTTCTGTGAATAGCGAAATGAAAGCAAATCTTTCGGCATTTGGCAAAGGAGAAAAAACCTTATCTCGATATGAAACAGAACTGGATGGACTTAATAAAAAGTTATCTGTTCAGAGCAAAATGGTTTCTCAAACTAAAAACGATTTTAAAGATTTAGAAAAACGAAATGCTTCTTTAAATGGAGAGTTGAAAGAGTCTAATAAATCGTTGACTGAGTCAAAAAAACGTTTTGAACAGCTTTCTAAATCTGGTAATGCAACTGAAAAAGAATTAAAAGAAGCGGAAAAAGAAGTCAACTCAAATCAAAAAGCGTATAACAAACTTAACAAAGAACTACAACAAATGCCAAAAGCTTTATCAGCTGGACAAAAAGCAGTAAACAATGAAGTTGCAAATTACAATAATTTGCAAAGAAAGATTGATACTACGACAGAATCTTATAAGAAATTCAAGAGAGAGCAAGCTGTTAAAAGTTCACCGTGGGGGACGGTGTCTCAAGATTTAGACAAGTATCAAAAAAAGTTAAATGAAACAGGTGATAAGCTTGTCGCCTTCGGGAAAAAAGGAAGTTTGTATATGGCTCCAGTTGCGCTTGGTTTAGGTTTTGCTACCAAAAAAGCGGCTGATTTTGAACAACAAATGTCGAATACTCTTTCTGTTATGTCCCCTGGCGAGGTAAATCAATACAAAGATGCATTGAGAGAACTAGCTATTCAACAAGGTGCAGATACGAAATACTCCGCCTTAGAAGCCGCACAGGCGCAAGAAGAACTTTTAAAGGCAGGTCTTTCAGTAAAAGATGTTATCAATGGCGGGCTTTCAGGTGCGCTTTCATTAGCAACAGCGGGTGAGTTAGATTTAGCTTCAGCGGCAGAAATCGCGGCTACAGTTTTAAACGCATTTAAGGATGATAATTTAAGCGTGGCGGATGCGGCAAACATTCTAGCTGGTGCGGCAAATGCTTCTGCCACTGGTGTAGAAGAAATGAAGATGTCTTTACAACAAGTTTCTGCTGTTGCGAGTGGCGTTGGTCTGTCATTTGATGATACATCTACAATGTTAGCAGTATTCGCACAAAATGGTTTAAAAGGTTCCGATGCGGGGACCTCTCTCAAAACTATGCTACAAAGATTACACCCTACAACAAAGGCAGCATGGGAACAATTTGATGCTCTCGGTTTAAGCATTGTCCACAATGAAACTGCTATGAAAGTATTGCAAGAAAATGGTGTAAAACCACTTTCTAACGATACAGATAAATTAATGGGACAAATTCAAGATTTAGCTAAAAGTTTAGCAGGTCCAAAAGCAAGCGCTTCTAAAGTTAACAAGGAATTTGAAGAATTAACAGTTGCTACTGGAGCGGTTCACTCCGCGTTTTACGATACAAACGGGGAATTGAAATCAGCAGAAGAAATATCTGGTTTATTGCAAAGTAGCCTAAAAGACTTAAATTCTGAACAGCGTAGTGCGGCGCTAGGTGCTATGTTTGGCTCCGATGCAGTTCGTGCTGGGAATATTGCTTATCGTGAAGGCGCAGAAGGAATAAAAAAAATGCGCACTGAAATGGGTAAAGTAACTGCAGACGATGTAGCTAAAATGAAAATGGATAATTTGAAAGGTATTATTGAAGAAATTTCTGGTGCAATTGAAACTTTTGCAATAAGCATAGGAACATCATTGACACCGGTATTACGTAGTCTAGGAAAGTATATTCAACAAGCAGCTGATTGGTTTAATGGATTGAATGATAGTACTAAAACGGTTATCTCCACAGCAGGTGTAGTTGCGGTAGCGATTCCGGTGGCTGGACTAGCATTTGGATTTATTGCAAAAGGAGCAGCAGCTGCTATCTCACCTGTAAAGAAACTAACAGCCGCGTTAGCAGAAAACTCGGTCGCTGCCGGAACTAATGCTGCGACTACGCAACTTGCTGGAAATGCTTTGCCAGTCGGTGGAGGAAAAGGTAAAGGTTTCTTAGGTAAAGCTGGCTCATTTTTTAAAGGAAGCAAAGGAGCAAAAGCATTATCTACAGGTGATATGGCAGGCGATATTGCGAGTTATAGCAAATTCGGAAAAATTGGGGCTGGTTTGAAAGGCGTTGGAAAGGCATTACCTGGTTTGGGAATTGCATTATCTGCAACACAACTTATTGGTATTAACAAGAAAAATGCTGGCGATAAAGCTGGTAGCGCTGGTGGGAGCTTAGCTGGCGGGGCAGCAGGAGCCGCTATAGGAACAGCAATTGCTCCAGGAATTGGAACAGCTGTAGGTGCGGCAATAGGAGGTATTGCTGGAACTAAATTTGGGCAGGCATTCGGTAAAAAAATACAGAAGGAAATACCTGAATATAAAGCTAAATTCGATTTAATTTGGGATGCACTTTCATTCTCAGCAAAAGAACATCCTATTCTATTGAATCCAGTTAATCAAATTAACGATCAAATTAAAATGGCGAAAGCAGGATATGCAGCTATAAAAGATGTGTTTGCTAATCCTTTGAAAACGGATATTTCCGGAAAAGGTATTAGTAAAGATACAGCAAAAAATGTAAATTCTTATAAAACTATGTCTCAAAACGCAATCTCTGAATTAAAGTATTTGGAAATGTCCGGGGATGTAATCACTAAATCAACATCTGATAAAATTAGTAAAAATTATAATGGGATGGTTGCGCTAGTTGAGAAATCTTTTGAGAAGACTAAAAAAAGTACTGATAAGAATTTAAGTACTTTGTCAAAAAATAGCATGTTATCAGAAGCAGACATAAAAGCGGTTAAAGAGAAGCAAGCAAAAATACAAAAATTGTCATTAGATGAAGTGAAGAAAAACAACGAACAAATTCAAAAGCTAAATGAAGATATGGCTACTAAAAATGCTGGTATTACAAAGAAAGAGAAAGCAGACATAAAAGCAATTAACGCAAAAGCTGCAAAGGAAGGTAGAGTTTTAACTGCTTCGGAGGAACAGCAAATTACGAGCATCAAACGTAATGCTGCAAATCAACGTAAAACTAGTAATCAAATATATAGTAACCAAATTCAAGCAATATCTAAAAAACAAGAAACCGCTGTGGTTAGTTCTTTGAGTAAGTCTGCAAAAGAGCAAAAATTAATTTTAGGAAAACTGAAAGACAGTAGTGGAAAATTAAGTACAGAACAAGCTTCGAAAGTGGTTAGCGAATCGAAGAGAGCAAAAGATGGAGCAGTAAAAGAAGCTAACAAGAAATATAAGGATGTAGTTGCTGCAGCTGATAAAGAATACTATGTAAATGGAACTATTACTAAGAAACAACATGATGATATTGTAAGAAAAGCTAGGAGCCAAAAGAATAAAACCGTAAAAGCGGCAACCGAAATGCACGAACAAGTAGTCAGTCAAGCTCAATCACAAGCTACTGGTCATTTAAACCAAGTTGACTGGGAAACAGGTCAATCATTATCGAAATGGGATAATTTTAAAGTTAATTTAGCAGGTGTGATTAACTCTGTTACCGGCGGAATAAATAAAGTATTAAAGTTTTTTAGTTTACCTACTATTCCTGAATGGAAGCCAAAAGGTTATAATAATGACACAAAAAAAATAAACACTAGCAAAAGAACCTCATATGGTAGTCAGTTAGCAATGGATTACACAGGTTCTAACAATGCATCCGGACAAATCATGGCTGGCGAAGAAGGATTTGAGATTGCATATAATAAACGCAAAGCACAAGCTCAGATTTTAGGTGCGAATGGTGCAGAAATAACGCATGTTGCGCCAGGTACTAAAATTTTGAATCATGCAGATTCGAAAAAAGTCATGCAAGGTGGACTTGGTAAAACATTACCTGGGTTTGCAAGTGGCAATTCAACGATCAATGATTTCTTAAGTGACGCTTGGAATGGGACAAAAGCGGTAGCTGGAAAAGTAGTTGATTTTTCTAAAAAAGCTTTTGACTGGGCAGCGCATCCTATCAAAAATTTAAATAAACTTTTTGGTGGCTTGTCTGTTGGCGTTAAAATGGGTAACGATGGTAATTTAGGTTCTGACATGCTGAACTATTTAAAAAACAGTATCGGCGCACCTTTGGAGAAAATGCTATCTGGTTTTAAAGAAACTGCGCCAGTGGCAGGACCGGCTGGGAAAGGTGCTTCGGCGTGGTCTAGTGTTATTAAGAAAGCGGCTCTAGCCATGAAAGTGGATTTGTCCGGTAGTGAATTAAAAGGCATTATTGCACAAATTCATCGTGAATCTGGCGGGAATGAAAAAATAACTCAGTCATCTGCTGTTGTGGATGTTAATACATTATCAGGCAACCCTGCTAAAGGTTTGCTTCAATATATACCGCAGACTTTTAACGCATACAGAATGAAAGGTCATAATAATATTTTTTCTGGTTATGATCAGTTGCTGGCGTTCTTCAATAACTCATCATGGAGAAACGACCTTCCCTACGGAAAACGAGGCTGGGGACCACGAGGGCATCGTAGATTTGCTAATGGTGGTTTTGTAAAGAAAAATGAAATGATAGAAGTTGCTGAGAACAATAAGCCGGAAGTAGTCATACCGCTTACTCGGAAAAATCGAGCGGTTCAATTAATCAAAAAAACAAAAGAAATCATTGGAATGAACGATGGAGGAAGTGTTGTTGTCAATAGTCCTGACAATTCTGACATGATTTTATTGCTTCAACAGCAGAATCAGATTTTGATGCAACTACTTCAAAAAAATAGTGACGTATACATGGACACAAATAAGGTCGGAAGTTTAGTGGAACCTGCAATTACAAAAATGCAGAACAATCGTATAAGTAGAAAAGACCGAGTTCAGGGGGTTAGAAAACGTGACTAGAATAGGATTTACGTACGCCGGAATTCATAGCAATGACATTCCAGCAGTTGTTAATAGTATCAAAAGAAATGCAATCAATATCACTGAGAATATCCAAGAAGTACCTGCCAAAATTGGTGGGTACTTTTTTGGTAATTCCGTTGGTACTAGAAGCTTTGACATTAATATTACGCTTATGGGGAAATCGGAAACTGAACGAGTAGAAATAGCACACGATCTTAATAACTTAATCATCCAAACTAACAGTTTTGAAAGCGAAATAATCTTTGATGATGAACCGGAATGGATTTATTACGGTCATTTTGCCCAAATGGCAGAGTTAACAGAATTACAGACAGATAATTATACAACAACCATTACATTTATATGTAGTGATCCTCGTGGATATGGAGAACAACAAGAAATTAGTTTACCAGAAAGCCCGGCTATAATCGAGGTGGCGGGTTCACAATCAACAAGTCCAATTATTCATGCGATAGCAACCGACGATTTAACTAGTCTATCATTTGCAACAGATGATGATTATATATTTCTAGGGGCTGATATTGACCCCGATACAGGACAAACAGCTGTGAAAATGTATGAGAACGTGTTGTCCGATAGAGCAAATGACATGACTTTGTGGGATGGTATTGGGCAAAGTAATATTACTTGGGAGCTAGAAAATGGTAAGCCTGCGAAAACAAGTTCATTTAAACAAACTATAAATACCATTCGTGTAAATTCCTATGGTGAAAAAACAGAAACCGCGCCTTACAAATCATGGAGAGGTCCTGTAATGAAACGAATGTTGACGTCAGAATTAGACAATTGGAAAGTAACCGCTCGATTGGCAAATATTACTCAAAAATACCCACGCGCTAGAACAAAAATAGAATTGTATTTATTAGACAAAGATAGCAAACGCATTGGTAAATTTATGATTAAAGATGCCCAAAATGGGAGAGCTATGAATTTGGGACTAGAGATTGGGAGAACAACGAAAGATAGATACCTTTTTGCTGCAACTGAGGGGAAAGTAGTTAAGAAAAAGAATACGAAAGTGGTTTATTCAAAAAAAGTACAACAAACAGTGAAGTATACAGAAAAAGGTAAAACAAAGACTAAGCAAGTTTGGAAAACAATAAACACGACGTATGAAGTCGGAAATAACTATAATGAATTTTCAGATGCGTACTTTAATCTATCTATTGAAAAGCGTGGACAGTTGTTTATTGCGGAAATAGTTAAATTGAACGATAAAGGTAGTCAAGCTTGGAAACGAACCTACAAATGGAAAGACTCAAATAACAAATTTGCTACTAAGTTAGCAGGCATCGGAATTTACATGGCAAAAATGGATATTCCAGAAGATTTTAATAATCAAACTTACAAAGACAATGATGTTGTTTTTTGCGACTTGGTTGTACAAAAAGTTAATCCAGAAGCAGATGTTAAAAATAATCCAGAGGTTATTATCCATAAAGGTGATGAGATTATGATTGATTGTGAAGCTGGGGTCATAATGAAAAATGGTTCAGTGTTCATGGAAAATTTAGCAATTGGAAGTTCATTTCCTTCGTTTTTTGGTGGCTATCAAACTCCAGTGGCTTTCAGCGAAGGAGCGGAGTGGTCCATAGAATACAGACCGACGACATATTAGGAGAGGTATAGAATGTTAACAATTCTAAATAGACAAAGAACAACTGTAGGCGTGTTATCTAATGACATGCCTTTTTCGTGTCCTTTTTGGGATGATGAGAGAAATGAGAAGCTTGAAAACTTTGATGACACATACACTGTTACCATCCCCGCAGAACATGAAATGGCTGAACATATTCACGAAGGTAATTATATTTTGTTTGAAGACGAACAAGCTAAGTTACGATTATTTCGTATTTATGAATCTGAAAACGGGTTAAATATGCAAGGACGATACATCAAAGCAACAGCAGAAAATGCATTTATTTATGATTTAAATGCAACTATTATTTCCAATAAATTACTGACTGATATAAGAGCTGACATGGCGCTTGAATATATTTTACAACAGACAGGATGGTCAATTGGTAAGAGAGAATTTGTTGGACAAATACGCACTATTGAATTTGCAGACAATATAACGGCTCAAGCTGGATTACAACAAGTTATTGCAGAATATAAAGCAGAAATTGATGCTTACGTAGAAAGCTTTGGTGGTCAAATCATTAATTATAAATTTGATTTAGTTGACGAACGAGGCAACAATACTGCGAAACGATTTGAGTACGCAAGAGACATTCAAGGTCTTAAACGAATTACAACTGATAAAACGATGTACACTGCTCTTATCCCGCTTGGTAAAGATGGTTTGACAATTAAATCAGTTAATAATGGTTTAAATTACATTTATGATGATGAAGCGAACTGGCTGTATAACGATGGCAGAGAATATTTAAAAGGTGTCATAACAAAAGATACAATAACAAACGCGCAAGCTTTAAAAGATTGGGCGCTACTAGAGCTTGAAAAAGTTAATCATCCTTTATCCACATATGAGGTAGACGTGATATTACTAGCAGAGATGTTAGGCTATGAGCCACACCAAGTCACACTTGGAGACACAGTAAGAGTAGTCGACTTGGACATGGACATAACTTTATCTGCAAGAATCATAGAAAAGACAACTTCTTTTAGTGATCCGTCTAAAAACAAGGTTGTTCTTGGTGATTATATCGAATTGGAAAACGTCACACCACTGGCTATTTGGGAACTTCAAGCGCAAATTGAAGAAGCTAAAAAACAAATAGAAGAAACGAAGACGTGGAAAGTAGAATTATTTAGCACGAGTGGTTCTACTTTTAAAAATAACGCTGGCACTACACAACTTATTGCAAGAGTTTACGATGGGAAAACAAACATAACGAATAGTATTGAGCGTGGTGATTTTATTTGGGAGAAGCTAAACAACGACGGTACACACGACTTGGTTTGGGAAGACGCACAGATAGGCGTAGGTAATGTTGTTAATATCTCTGGAGAAGACGTTTTTATCAATGCCACTATTAGATGTTCGGTCAATCAAGGAAGTGAAGCTAGTATATTAATGATTAATGAAGAAGAAAGTTATATGTATGCTGAACTTCCACGCGAATTCCCTGCTGGGATAGAAGTAAATTTATCGGTTATGCAATGTGCGCAAATAGACGTGGAAAATGGTTATATATACTGGTCGCAAGAATATTATGGAAGTAAAAAAAGTAAAGTCGGTGGACAACAATCATACAATATTTATAGAACTACGCTTGATGGTACTTTCGTCGATATGATGTGGATTCTCGGCGGAGGACATGGGACTATGTTTGGCGTGGACACTTCGTCTGGTGAGGCGCACATCTGGTCTTATTATGTAACACCATTGCCCCAAGCAGAGAAGGCGATAGCAATGTTTAAATATGTCCCTTTGAAAGAACAGTTTTACGATGAGTCGATGGCATTTAAACTTGAAGCACCTGACGGTTTCCGAGTAACATACGATAAAACAAGCGACTATGTAGTTATGAGTCCAGGCGTTTCAAATTTAAGTATTAATGTTTTTAAAAAGTCTGATTTATTAGCCGGCAGAATAGCTCCTTTATATACATTTAGGACAAAAGACTGTGGATTTACAACTACTTTATATACGTTGCAAGGAATGCATGTAATGTTTCCATACGCGTATTTGTCAGCCGGAGGGAGTTTTACAGGCACTGATAAAAATCAAGTTTGGTGTTGGGATATGATTAATAATAGTTTAGTTTATCATCATGTTTTTCAAAAAAAATACTATCCTGCACAAGGTTCAACTAACGAATGCGAAGGAGCGTATCCATTTCTTGATGCAAATGGCAAGCGAATGATGCAGCTAAATTTAGGGCAAGGAGAGGCGGGCAAACGATACAATCGTATTTATGCTATGCCAGAAGAAAGGATGTTGGATAATGACAATTAGAGCAGCAGCGGAAATAACATTAACAGATATTAACGATGCGATAGTAGCTGGTGAAGCACCGTTAAACCCGACCACCGATTTACTGTGGATGGATAGTAGTGTGACACCAAATGTTTTGAGAAGGTGGGATGGAGAAAAATGGGTGAGTCAAACATTAGATATTAAGGAAGCAGATCCAGAAATTAACGAAAAAATAGAAGAGGCGATTACCGTTGCGAACAATGCATTGATTGAATCAGTTAGTAATCATAAACCGGTTTTTGATAAAACTCAACCAAGCGCTCCAGTCGAAGGTGACACATGGTTTAAAATAGACGAAAACACTAAAACAATTGTTGGTGTTTTTACTTGGAACGGGAATAGTTGGGTAGAATTACCTTTGGATTACAACGCATTGCGTGTGGGTAAACTTTCCGCTATCACTGCCGAGCTTGGTGATGTGAAGAGTGGTAGCATTACTGGTGCGGAGTTTATTCATAACATAAATTACAAAGATAGCGACGATAATCTTTACACTGGAACTGTCAAAATGAATGATGACGGGTTCAATTCAACTTCATATTTGCCTACGGGTATAGGGTCGGCAGTATTAGAAAGCATCATCAGTACATTAGGCGGATACAAAGTTGCGCAGAAACTAATCGATGTTGCCGGGGAAAGTAGCCTAGGAAATTCTATTTTAACTAGTAAATCTCTGCAGTTTAATGAGAATGGAAATATTAAGCTTTCAATTGATGCAGATTCGTTTTATAAAACAAGCTGGAAAGATTTACCGCTTAACGCAGGATATTCTACAGCCGAATTTAATACACCTCAATATATGATTTTATGCATTTTTGGAATTAGAATTGTGTTTTTCCGTGGTCAAGTTCAAAAATCAACCGCATGGGCATCAGCTAACGCTTTTGCTTCTGTGCCTCTTGAGATACAGACAACAAGAACGGCGATGGCTTACGCGCCAACGAGCAAATCGACTGGTGGTCGAGTACATGCGTCTTCCGCCAATGCAATGAGTTTTATGCCTGCCGACACTAGCGTTACTTATTTTGCGTTAAATCAATTATTTTATGTTTTAGATTAAAGCCAGCAAGGCTTATTTTTTATGGAGTGACAATGAGGAGATGATGAAAATTGGTACTTGGGAGTATTTCGATAGCAGGGATGAGTGTGGGGGAGCTAATAGCTTTAATTAGTTTAATAGCGGCAATCGTAGGTTTTGTTATTAGGTGGGCATTAGTCGCGCCTTTAAGAAATATGATTGATTCTCTGGATATCACTTTAAAAAGTCTAAGAGAAGAAATGTCCGAAAGCAAGAAAGATCGTATGAGTTTACGAGAAAAGCAAAACGATCATGATAAAGAGATTGCTTTATTGAAACGGGAAGATAAAGCGATTTGGAAGTATGTTACTGAAAAAAATGAAAAGGAGGTGAAATGATGAAAATTAACTGGAAGGTACGATTGAAAAACTGGCGAACTGTTGTAGCAACACTTATTACAGTTCTTGGCGTCGCATGGACAGCGGGAGGTTTTTCTATATCTGATTTAGATAACTGGTCTGCTTTGTGGCTTTCGTTTGTAAGGTTCCTAAATAGCCCAATGGCGATTGTTACAACAGTAGTAGCTGTTATCGGGATTTTGATGGACCCAACGACTAGTAAATTCTCCGATAGTTTAAAAGTAATGAATTATTCAGAACCAAGAAAGGATGATAAGTAATGGCATTAACAGAGGCATGGTTAATCGAAAAAGCAAATCGTAAATTAAACGTTTCTGGAATGAATAAATCTGTAGCAGATAAAACCCGAAATGTAATTAAAAAAATGGCGAAAAAAGGAATCTATTTGTGTGTTGCGCAAGGTTATCGCTCGTCAGCAGAACAAAATGCACTGTACGCACAAGGCAGAACAAAACCTGGCGCAGTTGTCACAAATGCGAAAGGTGGACAATCTAATCATAATTACGGTGTAGCGGTAGACTTGTGTTTATACACAAGCGACGGAAAAAATGTTATTTGGGAGTCGACAACTTCGCGCTGGAAAACAGTTGTATCAGCTATGAAAGCAGAAGGATTTGAGTGGGGCGGAGATTGGAAGTCTTTTAAAGATTATCCGCATTTTGAATTATATGATGCTGCTGGCGGTGAAAAAGCCCCATCGACAAGTGCAAGCAAACCTGCGACTTCTACAAGCTCAAATAAGAACGTTTACTACACAGAAAATCCGCGAAAAGTTAAAACACTAGTACAGTGTGATCTATACAATTCAGTAGACTTTACTGAGAAGCATAAAACCGGTGGCACATATCCGGTAGGCACTATCTTCACGATTACAGGAATGGCTAAAACAAAAGGCGGAACACCTCGCTTGAAAACGAAATCTGGTTACTATCTCACTGCTAACACGAAGTTTGTTAAAAAGATTTAGTTTAATGCCCTCGATTATTATTTCGGGGGCTTTTTTGTTTTATATTGATGGGGATTTTTCATAACTTCGAATTATAAGTACATACGTTCCACTTCCTCAAACTTAATTAGTATAATATAATTTAAGTAAAAAAGTGGAGGAACTGGGATGAGACTTTTTGTAGATGAATCAGGAACTATAACTAAAAATAAAAATTTTAATAACAGATATTTTGTTATTGCTTTTTTAGAAACAGAGAAACCATATAATGTAATTAGACAGTTCAGAGATGCAAAATTAAAATATCTTAAAAGGTATCCATCTAGTAAGTTAGATATTACAAAAGAGATAAAAGGTTCGGAGATGCCTTTTGAAATGAAAAAATTAATATTTAATATGCTTTCAACAAAATCAGATGCTAAATTTCATTTTAAGATAGTCGATAACCACCAACTAGTCAATCATCTTTTGAATAATACATCTTTGTCTTTTAATTATTTTATTTATCTAACGGTAAATGAAATTTCTAAAATACCAATTAACCCAGCAAATAACTATTTGAAAATGCAAATAGATGATAGAAATACCGCAATTGAATCATTAAATAGCTTACAAGAATATTTAACTATTAAATTTACAATGGAACATCCAATTTTCTCTTCTGTTGAAACATCATATAAGGATTCACAAAATAAAGATTTAATTCAAGTTGTAGACTTATTCGCTAATACAGTTTTTAGAGTATGTAGAAATCACGTAACAGCACATAAACCTGATAAGAGAAATAGAGAACTTTTAAGTTTATGTAATATTGGTTGTGACCATTATTTTCCGCGACATTTTTGTGATCTAGATATTTGTTATAAATAAAATGCCTGAAATACTTGCTAACTTGTTTGATTTTTGTTATTCTTGATTAAGAAGTTAGATAATAATTCTTTGAGTGTCGCATAAATGATTAGTCAAGGCTAGTCATAGCTTGTAAGCTGCCTGTCGTGGTAGTCGCCTTAAAGTTGTCAACTTCTATTTTTTATATATGTCAGTCCCTAACTTCAACGTTAGGGCTTTTTTTATGCAAAAAAAACACGCTAAACATAAGCTTAGCGTAATTGTTATATCAATTAATTTCTATGGAAAATAAAAAATACCCCAAACGCTTTTGTTCGAGGTTGCTGTTATATTCAGATGTAAAAAAAAACGGGATGTCAAACAGCTAATAGTTGAATGAAATAATGAACGAAAATCGTTCATGTGATTATTATTACACATATTTTTATGCAACACAATACTTTTTAATGCTTGATTTTAAGAACGTTTGTTCGTATAATGTTAGCAAGAGGTGAAGAACATGTATAATTTAATGGATGATATTTTAGAGCATTCTATTGTTTTAGAGGATGCACTTAAGCGTAACTGGTCAATAGAAGTACTATTTTTAAAGAACAATCATCATATGCGATACAAGTATGTAGTTCCTGTTTATCTGGACCATGAAAGAAACATAGTTCAATTACAGCGCTTTGACGAACGAATAATTGACATTAATATAGAAGATATTGTTTTCTGCGAGGTTATGACATGAGAGAATATAGCTTTAATGATTTTAAATACATTTGCTATGTTGAAGGAAAGAAGAAAGCTGTAGAAAAAATCTTCTCTGGACTACTTGAAACAAAAAAGTTAAAAGCTTTTTATAGAAAAGTAGACAAGAAAGATATAGATTTAAAAACTATTTATCAAGAGTATTTATTTCAATGTAAAAACAAATAATATTTACAAACACATAAAACGTTTGTGGCAAAATTTGTGGCAAACACATTGTAAATTGCTATATATCAACGTATATTAATCCCTCTCAGGACGTAAATAGCTATATTAAAGAAATCTCTAAAACGTTGAAAAACCTTGATATTAAAGGTTGGATGGATGTTTTAGAGATTTTTTTATATCTTATAATATCTGTTTTATTCCGTATTTTTCATGACATTTATGACAAAATTTGTGCTATTTCCATCCATTTTTAATGTGAAAAAAGCATCTATTTTAGTTTGATTATGTTGATGCAAATTAGAGCTTAGATTATTATAATATTTTAATGTTATTAATATCAGGTTGACCTCTCCTAAGTGTTAGACATGTTTCACCAGTCTCCATAGGAGTGTGGTAGCTGATTGCACAGTAATTATATACTTTACGTCAATATCAAAAGCAAGTCCAATTAAAATGGATTACCTTGCCCCGTAAATGACAACTTCTGAAAATAGGTAAAAGGAACAAAAGATGATGTAATTAGGGTCTAGTGCATTTGTGGTGAATTTAGGTTTTGATTATAATGAGAATCTCCGTTTAGAGGTTGTTCTTTTGAAAACGATAGAAGCAATTATAGGTATCGACTACCATATATTACTGAAAAAAGAGCTAGATTAAATAAAAAAATAATTCTAACATCATAGGAGGCAATTATGACTTTTTTAAACACCTTAAAATTAAATTTGGAAAATGAAAAAAAGAGAATGTTATCCGATGCTTTTATGAAAAAACAAGAAGGAATCATTGTAAACTATATAGTGACTTGCAGTAAGGATTCTGCTATTGGCATTAGTAAAAAGGCAATTGATATATTATTGATAATCAATGAAAATACATTTCCTGAATGGCCAAATGTAGATAGATGGCTTTCTATTTTGCCAAAATATTTTACGGATTCTTTTTCAAAATCAAAAATATTGCATAGTGAAGATTGGCTATTTGAAGAGTGGTTATACTGGTTTGAACCTGAAAATAGATTTTGGTTTTTAGGAGAATTAGATCCTGTTGATAATGAGCATTTGAAAATAAGCATAGTTGTACAAGAACACCCTTTTCCAGTAGAATCATTAGAAGTTCTACTTATGAAGCTAGGAACAAGCGAATTACATGAAATTGGTATGGAATGA